AACCTGCGCACCTCCACCACATTCACTTCTTCCTTCTCGTGCTTCTTGCCGTCAACATACCAAGAGGACTTGACCTTGATTGCTTGTTCTTCTGTGTAATAGTAGCCTTTGGCGTTATCAAGAAGGGCGTTCTCGACCTCTCTGTCAACAACCTCTTTGCCCTTTTTTAAGGCCTCAGAAAACTCAGGGTACTTGTTCTGCCAGTCGTAGAGAGTTGTTGCGCTTATCCCCATGTTATGAGATATCTGTTCATTCGTGAGGCCATCTCTAGCCCAACCCTGAATGACCACTAGCTTTTCCTTCCACTCTGTCTCGTATAGACTTGGTCGAGCCATTCGATCACCTCCCAAAAAAGCCCCTCCGAAGAAGGGCTAGTTATTATCCGTCGCAGTCCTCGCACCCACATAAATCTCCACCGTTACAATCGGTTTCGTTCTCCAACTCGTCATCTTCTCCGTACCACTTCTCAACTGTGTCTGAAAAGCGGTGTAGTGCGTATGTTAATTCTTCCCACATCTCTTGGACATCGACATCTTTTTCATTGAACTGTTGCATCTTTCTTAAACTAATTGCGTTCTGTATTAATCTGATAATCTGTGTTAGGACTAAAACAGTAGTGATTATTGTTAAGTAATTCATGTTAACCCTCCCATGGTTCTATTACAAGTGTCTATTTATAATAAGCATAATTAAACTTATAATCGCCCAAATTCCATGTTTGATATTTTCGCTTGCACTTTTGTGTTTATTAAGGCAAAGCAAATGAGCGACAAGATAAATTGACCAAAATATTCTCGCTATACCCACCTCTACCCCTCCAATGGTTCTATCGTTACTCGGAAAGCCTGCCCTCTGTACAACATCAATCTTATAACTTGAGGTAGCTCCGACTGAGGAACGTCTAACTTAATTCTTGCATTACCCTCTTGTCCGTCTAGGTTGACTGCTGATTGGATAGGTGGGAGTGAAGCTATCATGGTGATTTTATCCATTGTTAGCCTCCTCGTTTTGCTTCTTTAACATGGTTAAAAGCTTAGCTATTGCCAAGAGGTCTTTCCACTTGTCTGTATGTGGCGTGACAACTACTGTGCCGCATTCTTCGCAGATTACCCTTGTTTCCTGGTCTGGGTTAACTGATATATCCATCAATTTACCTTGGCATATGTGACAGTTCATTCTCTTTCCCCTCCTAATCCTTGAACGTAAAGGTTATAGGTTTAATCATTTCTGGCAAGAAATTAACTTCGTAATGATACTTACTTACGTATGCTCCGCCTACATCTTCTACCACGTATATAGTCCATTCGTTAAGGTATATAAAATGCTTCTTATATACCCCATTACCTACTTCGCAAATTACTTCTAATTCATTTGACGAGTTATTTTGAAGCGAAAAATTGCCAACTAATTCAAAGATAGGCTTATCTGTTCTAGCATTAATTACTGCTAGTCTACGTGTGACGTTGAAGTTATCAGCCTCTTTTGAAATGTTATACGCCACTCTTTCGCTCTCCCGCCAGCATCCCCCAAAGAAGAACGTTAGTACAACCAATATTACTAGTAGATATTTCTTCATCTAGCACCCTCCTCTTGTTTTTCCTCTTCAAACATCTTTCCGCAAAGAGCACATACATAGCAAAGCATTGTTTTGCCCTTGTCGGTTGTGTAATGCCCTATATGTGCAGTTAGATCTCTTTTGCATTCAGGGCAATCGGGCCACTTAAACTTCATTCTCTCCCCTCCTCAAAGTCTCTCTCTTTATCAATCCATCGTGCACCTTTCGGTGGCACACCCAGCACAACGATATTAGGTTCTCTGGCGTGTCGCCTCCACCACTTCCCTTTGATTTTATGTGGTGTACTTGTATGCCCTCTCTGCAACCGCATAGCTCGCAGTAGGGTTTGCGCGCTTCTTCGATCGCTTGTTTATCGACTACTCGCTTAGGCTTTGGGATCATGTTCTGGTCTCTTTTCAAGACTTCCGTCTTTCTGAGTAGCTATAGCCATTATCATTCTTGCCCCTGCGTGTTCTAAGTGTTCGTCTTGCTTGTCTCCTGCAAGTGCTGCGAATAAGTGCGTGAGTGCGTGGTTGATATGTTCTTCGCAGGTTATTAGTCGCCAATTATCTCGTGCGTACTTAGATGCTCCTTCTGCGAATACTCGCGCAATAGCCATTGTGGCGTTAGCGTCTAGTAGGTGAAAGGCGAAAGGGACATGCGACTGCATACCGCCTTGTTCGTTCGTGATGGTGGGTGCGTTGGGAGAGAGGTCTGGTTCCTCTGTCCCCTCGTGGTATCTCTTGCAGTTGGGGCATACGAAAAGAGTGCCACCTGTCGCAAGCTTTCCTTGTCGCTCTAAGTCAGAGTTGCAGTGTCTACACTTCACAGAATCCCCTCCTTGATCTTCACCCAGGGGTTGTTATAAACATCTTGATTAGTTAATTGTCTACATATGCTATCTATAATATATGTGCCGCTTGTTTCGTTGTGTAGTTTCCTTGCTTTTTTAGCCACACCTATGCCTTGTAGCAATCCTTCATTAAAAACGAAGTCGTTTATGTCAACTTCTATAAGGCCTACTTCTTTCGGGAGTAGGTTTGGTTCTAATAACCCCATTGGTGTCATCAACCAATTGAAATGCCCACCTACACAATAGCCAGCTAGGAAGTCTGTTTTAGATACTTTTACCTCAATATTGCAGATGGTGTAGTGGTATTCGCTTCCTCGTATATGTGTTTTCTTTACTCCCACTGCATCACTTATGGATCTGCACTCTCTGCCTTCATGGCGTCCCCCCGGTAGATATATTTCAGATGCTACATATTGACATTGTTTTTGTGTTTTTAACCAAATTTTGGCAACTTGTTTGAGGTAGAAGTGTTCTGAAGATTCATTGTTTGGGGGTTCTATATTAGCTGTTAACTCCATGCAACCCCTCCTAGTATCTTGCTAACCTCTCAGATTCTCTGCCCTCTCTTGTGTATATTACAATTCTAGTCCCGCGCTCAGAATCCAGAAGTTTGTTTCCTGCGTACTGGTCTGTTCCGCAAAAAGCTTCGTTAAAATGTACTTCTAAGCCGTTCATATCCTCCACTTTTCGGTGGTGTATGTGTCCTGCGTTTACTTCTTTGATGTTATATCCTCTAAATACACGGTCGGCGTCTTTAATCATGTTTAGCGAATTGTTGTCACCGTGTATCAATAACGCACTGTAGTTATATATAGGGATTATGGTTGCGTTTAAGCCGTGTATTTTGTCAATAAATACTAGATTCTCAAACTCTGAATACTTCCATTTCAGCATGTCGTAAATGAAGTTGCCTAAGTTTTCTTCCTCTGTTCTATCGGTCTTAACCTTTTCTATGCTCTCATGCGAACCATTCACTTTGGCAAACGAAACTTTATAACCTTGCTCTAAAAGAGAGAGGAATAATTGTTCGTACGCTTTAATGACCTCAGTCGTAGCGTCTGTTACCCATGTTGAGTATTTCTGAACGCTTCCGTGTATGATTCCGTGTACCGTGTCCCCTAGGTCGCATATGATAATCTCTTCGCTTTGACTACAAGCTAGTTCAGAGGCGAGTTCTGCGAAGCGTTCGTGCATGATGTCAATGTTGTATCTGTTGAAATAGTTGTCCACCTCTAGCCCTGCGTGCACGTCTGCAACGTAAGCTACTGTAATTGTTTCGCCTTCATCTCTCTTGGCTAACTTGTATGGCTTAGGTGTGATTTTATTAACACTCCTGCAGAGCTCAGAATACCAGAAGTGTGCCTTATCCATCTGCTTGACTCTTGTTTCAATATCAGCATATTTATTGGCTTCGTATATTTGCAGGGAATATCTCAGTTTCTTAATGCGTATTCTTTCGGCGATTTCCTCTGGCTCAAGTGCGTTAACTTGCTCGGGGGTGAATGGTTGAGAATCTTTTGTGATAGAAAAAGCGGTCTTGATTGCATAGACTTCTTTGCGAGTAAACCCTGTTTTTAACGCTACCTGGTTTAACGTTAGTTTAGCTACGCAGTACAAACTTAGGAGTTCTTCTAGTTGCTCTTCACTTATCGCCACTTTGTACTTCTTGCCATAATAGACTACATAGCCGGTCGGTGTTTTCTCGTAGGCAGGCTTAACTTCCTCTTGCCCTTCCTTTTTGAGGTAGTTCAAGACGGTGGGGTGAGAAACGCCCACTTTCCTCGCTAACCCTCGGACACCGTATTTATCGACAGCATCCTGTAATTTATCAGGATTGTTTTTTATCTCGTTCCAGTCCATGTGATACCTCCTAGTGAGAAGGTGCGGCATAGGCAGGGATTTGCACCCTGCATCATTCTCCCGATATTTAAAAGCGACCAGCATTACCTGAAACGTCGGGCTAGTTTAAGTCTAGAAAACTGCATATCTTTTCTGCCACTATGCCATGTTGGAGCCTCTTGTAGGAATTGAACCCACACCCACTGCCTACAAGGCAGTTATTCTACCGTTAAACTAAAGAGGCTAGGTGGCAAGCCACCCCGCATCTAGGTGACCTGCCTATAAAGAGAGGAGGGGTTGCCCTCGTGGGGCCTATGGTGTTATGATATAATGGGTAAATTTTGGCATTAACTTATATTATCTCCTATATACTGTGACAGGTCGGGAAATTATAGGTGTTTTTCGATGTTTTCTCGTAAATTATTTATCGCTCTGTTTAAGTGTTCGTTTACTGTGGGCTGTGTTAATTTTAGTCTAACTGCAATTTCTTCCTGCGTCATTTGCTCCCAGTAGTACAAGATGACAACTTCCCTCTGCCTCTCAGTCAGTTCTTCCATCGCCTTTGGGAGCGCTTCTCTAAGTGCGTTTACATAATCGGAATTGGAATTTCCTTCCAACTCTCGACCGTCCAAGCCAGCTACTAATCCCAGCGTCGCCATCATCTCCGGCGAAAAAGGTTTCTCTCTCATAGCCCTAGCTCATCAAGAGCGCTCACCCCCTTGTGTACTGCATCGATTATTCTGGATTCTACTGCATAGGAGGAGGTGAATTTTGGTGAACGGTTGTGACATTGGGACATTGAGTACGCTCTAGGTGGTCGATAGGACCTGTCATAATAATTGTCTGCGAGGGAGGCTAGGGTGTTACACTCGATAAGGGCAGATAAGAGGTGTGGGCGGTCGTATTCGTTCGCTCTCCGTAAGCATTTGCGGATAACTTTGCATGATTGTCTATACTGCTCTGCTAGTTCCTGCACTAGATCGCCTCCAAGGTTACCTCCACTCTTGGCTTGTCGCTGTACCGCTTGAAAGACTCTCCGTAGTCCGTTATGCAACTATCGTCTTCGTAGGCCACTTGGTTTAAGCCATCTTCTATCGCTTTAACTACGTTAGAGAGGTCTGGTTTGCCGGGCTTTATTTCTCCTTTTAACATCTTTTGCTTTGTCTTTTCGTCAACTTTTTCTTTATTGATGGTCTTAGGTATGTGGTAGTAAGCTCTAATGGATAGTTTAATGTCGCCGCTTAGTATTTTGTTGCCAGCTGCTAAGTAGCAATAACCAACGAATTCTTCATATTCTCTCGTCTTTTTATCGGTGTAAGCGTGTCCATTTGCGAATCTTGCTCTACCCTTCCCATGGGGCTTGCCGGGGACTGTGAAAGATACAATCATTTCCTTTCCCATATAAGCTTGCCGTTAGGGTGGATTATTTCTAGTGCGTTATCGCCTTCTTTTATTTGCTTGTCCATGTGCATAATCACCGCGTCAATAGTTTGGTTTGTTCTGTCGATCTTGTCGTCAGCAATAATCATGTTTCCTTCTGACATTTGACGGTTTGCTTTAACAATGTATATCGCTCCATTTATAGGTCCACATGCTACATGCAGGTTGTCCATTTTCATTTGTTACTCTCCTTTCAGCATAGATTCGCACTAACGAAGACTCCGTTTCTTATTTCCCTCACATACTCGACGGGTATCCCTAACTTCTCTGCCAGCTCTATCTCTGCCAGCGTTCCCTCACTGTCCCTCCACCCCTCGATAACATACATAACATCACATCTCGTCAGTAACTCTGAGTATCCGTCTAGGAATAACTTGTCGTTGGGTATGTCTATTTCGAAGTCTAGTGAATTTGTGTGAGGGCAGATTACTGCGTATCCTTGTCGCCAAAGCACTTTAGCTAGTCGCTTTGCTCGCTCCTTGCCTTCTGTAGAATTCCTATAAGGACCTGCGACGTAAGCGACTGTGTGGTTAGTAACGATTCCGTAAGGCATCTACTTGTCCTCCTTGCGTCTTAACTCATTCTTCTCATAATCGAATATAACGCCATTTTTAGCGTCATTCTGTCCCTCGTCATACCCCCAGCACCATCCTCGCCATTCGCCAGAAGAATCACCGTGACTATATCCGAGCAGGTAGGAGCCTATCACCAACACAAAAGTGACTAAAGCTAACGCTATCATTAGTCGCGTCTCCTTTCGTAGGCCCTTTTCGTAATCTCAACAGCCTCAACGTTTGAAGCGTAATGCAGGATACCTCTCCTAAATCCATCTCTTACCCCTCGTTTATAAGCGAGGTAATTGCTAAGTACATAAAGAGCAAATACTATAGCTCGAAGGTATATCATTCTTTTGCCTCCTTGCATAAATATTTTTTACGTGCATATAATATACTGGGGAGGTGTTTGCC